CAGTGGTCTCAAATTTTTTGGAGTTGTCGTAGTAGAGTTCTACTGGACCATTTTTAATAAATTTACCAAAGACTTCAGATCCATTATATTGTTTTATTACAATTTCACTTGATGATTGTAAACGTAAGGGTTGATCTCCTTGGATACTGTTAAAGTTTGGTACATGAACGATCTGCATATCGTTATTTGCACCAAGCATTATCTTGGTATCATCAGGTAAATGAATCCGATCATTAAATGTAGAAACACCAGTTACATTAATACCACTAGAAGAGACATTGATACCATTTCTTGCTGTTATCAGACCAACGGAATCAATATTGGTTACATCCTCATAAGTCAGAGTGCCACCAATAGAAACGTTACCACTAACTGTGAAATCACCAGTTACACTGTTTGTGATAAAACCAGCACCATTGACCAACTGATTTGTATTAGTAAATGATGTGGTGATATATCCCGCACCATTCGTTAGTTGATTATTATTAGTGGGTATTGTGGGCGTATTTGTAAAGTTATCATAGTCAAGATAATATGACGCAGATTGACCATTGAGTTTTGTTGAATTGGTGGCAATACCTGCAGTGATCGCATATGTGGATATACCTGCAGTATTTGCATATCCTGCACCACCACCAGATTGATCTACAAACTTGAGTTTTTCTGATGATGAATCGTAAGAGAGAACTCTACCATCAGCGAGATCATCTGCGTCAACATCGTCCATTTTCAGGACTCTGACTTCACCAGAACCAGGTCCGTGTGCAAGAACTTTATAGAGAATATTTCTAAGTTCTTTTACTTCTGCCTTGATACTATCTACAGTCGGATCGTTAGGTTCAATATCTTTGAGTTCTTCTTTGAGTTGTGTATCAATAAACTTGATGGCTTTAGAAATTGTATCATCTTCTTCGACGGTCTCTTCTTCTACGACTTCTTCTTCAACAATCTCTTCTTCTACAACCTCTTCTTCTAAAGAAGAGATATCAAAATCTTCTGGTACACCTACAACAATTGGTGTGGTTTCTTTTGGTTTGTCTAAAGAAACTAAAAGACTATCTAAACTTTCGATCAGTTTTTCTTCTTTCTTCTTCTGTTCTTTTACCTCCACCTTTGCACTTTCAATGCCAGTAAAAAGTGAGGTAGCCATTGAGTCTAGATCGACATTGGCTTCCTTGAGTAGGTTATCAAATTCTTCTTCTTTTTCTTTTTTAGCCTGACCGATCAGACTAAAAAATTCTGACAGTTCTTGAGACTTCATTTAACATCCTTATTTTTCTGTTGCTTGAGTAGTTTCTGAAGTTCTGCAGTAGAACCAACAAACAGAGCGTTTGTTACATTGGTAGGACCTCTGTTTGGTTCTTCATCAATATCTTTCATCTTTTTCTGCAGATCAATTAGTTTATCTGTGGTGTCTGCAACACTCTTGATCAACTGACCTGCAACTTCATATGCTCTTGCAGAATCAGATTCCTGTGCGAGTTCAAGAATACCATTGACAGCTTCCTGACCCTTCTCAATCAAAGAATATAGATTACCTCTAGAGTATTCATAGTCTTTGTTGATGTCATCCTTTTCTTTGGGTTTCTGAACTGGTTTGGGAGTTTCCTCCACAGGCACAATCGAAGCTTCTACATCAAGAGCATCATTGATCGCATCGAAGTTTTTCATCACTCACCTCCATCAGTGAAGAAGGAAGACGTTTCATTAAATCCGAAGTCATCACCGAACTCAATGAGTGCGTCATCTGCAGCATTGAGAACATTGACAGTTGCACCATGTTCATGTTCCGCAATTGCGGTGTTGTCATATCCTCTGATGACATTAACATTCTGTCCACTGATTTTCTCAACGTACATAATCTCACCATCGATGATGATACGACCACCGACCGTGAGATCTGTGGATGCACTGACTTTGATTTTTGTAACCTCTGTAGAGATTGCACCATCGACGACGGTTGCATTGTCGTCGTTGTAATCTTGTAGTGCTTTTGGTGTTGCGGTATATCTTTGTACTCTCTTCGCAGTTTTGATATTTGTGTTGGTGTAGTAATCCACATCCACTTTCTTGATAAGACCATCAGTGCTCTCTGCAACAGGTCCAAACAAGTATGTTTTTGCAGTAAATCTGAGTGTATGAATAATCAATCGACGACTATCAAAACCACCCTCATACTGGTCATTTTGTGTGATGCTCTCCATCACAACTGGCACGTCTTTCTTCTCACCGATCGCACTGATGAGATTGATTGTGATGTTGAGAGATGGTTGGAAATATGGCAGAATCTGTTCAATGATTTGTAGAGAATCATCATTCAGTTTAGAGATGATGTTCAATTCAAAAGTCACATTGTATGGGACAGGCATATAAACCTTCTTTGCATTCCCATTCTGAGTTGCTAGGAATGTTTGTGTGACACCAGTCTTTCTGGATGGATCATATTGAAGACCTGTCATCTCAAAAGAGAGTCGAGGTAGTGTCAGTGCAATCTCTCTATTCAGATCTGGTTGTTGTTGAATTCTTGCCAGAAACTTCTGAATAGGACCATACGCGAGTGGAACTTTCAAGTTACTAAAACTCGTCCCACTCGCATCGCGGTGTCGAATATTGATATCATTAAAGAGAGTACCGAAACCGATAACTGTCTTTCTTAATATCTCATGATAGAAGTAAGTGCCTAACATTTCAAGTATTTTCTAACTATTTAGAAAGTACCGAACGGGTTCCTCTCTGAGAAGTCTAACAAGTTATCAGCCTCACTCTCAAACTCTGCATTATCATTGTATTGATTTGCCTGATACAGATCATCATTCGGGAAGTCTGTTGGTGTGTCATAACTGACGGACTTGATAATGTACGTTGCACCAGATTCTTGTCCAACAATTTTACCACCAACTGGAAATTCCATCGCACTCAACATGTTGATGTCTAGAGTATTAGAACTTGCATCCCAAACTTTGACTCTTGCAGTGACATCACCAACAGATACAGTTTCATTAAAGACGTAGTTACCAGTGCCGATGGTTGTTGCAGCACCGATCGTGACGGTGACATTTTGACCAGCGGTATATCCCGCACCAGCATTAGACAACCTGACTGCACTGATCGTGCCTCCAACCATGACAGCCTCACCAGTCGCAGTTGTTCCTGAACCAGGTCCAGAGAATACAACTGTAGGTGTGGTTGTATAACCAGAACCACCACTTGTGATCGTGACGATACCAACTGCACCCAAAGTTGTGATACCCGCAGTGGCGATACCAGAACCATTGACACTAACAGTCGGAATACCAGTGTATCCACTACCAGGATTCAAGATCAGAATCTTATCGATAGACTGACCAGTGGCAATACCAGACCTCTCAGTCATGATAGCTACTGCAGTCGCATCAGTCCCTGGAGATGTGCTGATTGAAACAGTGGGAGCAGTTACGTAACCATATCCATCATCTTCCACGAAGATCTGGTTGACTGCACCAAATACAACCCCAGTGCTGGCTGTTGCATCACTGCCGACTTGTGAAAGAATAAGTCTTGCAAAGTATCCTTCAGTTTGAACTACCTGATCAATTGCAGATACATCAGTATCAATAACCTCATCTTCATACTCAAAGAGTTCACAATTGAGTTGATAGACGTATGTCTGATTTAGTTGATAGAAAGGTTTTTCATGTTCTACAAACTTGATCTCAAACAGTCTTTTGCCAAGGGGAAAGAAAATCAAATCACCTTCTTTGGGACGAGTCAGTTCATACTCATCTTGTTCTGCCAAGAATGGTGCGATAGCTTCTTCAAATCTCTCTTTGGAAATAACAAAATTTGCTTCATCAACATTGCGGATACCAAACTTAGTTAAAAGTTCTCCTTGACCTGCATATCCATCAATGTTCATCAAGTAAGCTTCCAACGGGAAAGCCTGGTCAAATCTAGACTCAATCACTTCTTTCATGATTGTTCTAGATGTCATCAACTTTCTAGGAATGTAATGACACTCAATGCCATACATTCTCAACTGTTCATTGATCAGGTCTTGGACTAGACCCTGTTCCCCTTGGGAACCCTGTAGGAAAAAAGGATTTAACATTACCCGATCATATCAAGGGGAGGCATTTCATATGTAGATGGCATCTTGGCTTCAATTGTTTCCAACTCCCTTACACCATCATCATAAATTTGTCTTCCGTTCAGTTGAACACCACCAGGAAGTTGAACACCCTGAAACTTGATCAAGTTCATACCCCACTGTTTCTTACACAATGCAGTGAAATATTTCTTCAAGAATGGCGCATTGTACACGCGAGTGAAATCATTCGGATCAAGGATTCTAAAACAGTCAATCACTAAGTAATCTCCTGCAGTCAACTGTGCCCAGTCAACATCAACATAAAGTCTGTCTTGACGGATATTGAAACGGTATCTTACTTCTGGATTCAACAAATGTGTGATATCTTCAAGATAAGTCTGAACCATCGAATACTGAAGTAAGTCGATGGATTGGAAATTGTAGATATCATTCAGGAACAATTGATATCTAATATTGAAGAGTCCATCATATACAGTGTCAGATCGAACTTTAAGAATCGAGTTGACACCAATGACAGATGGTGGAATTGCGATATAGTTACTATTCTCCTCCAGAGAGAACGTTACGGCGGTGCCTACGATGGTTGAAGTAGCACTTGTGGTAGTGATACCCGCCGCACTACTATTACCCCTTGCACGTCCTCTATTGATGTCATCTTCAGTAATCTTGTACTTGAGGTACATTCTCTCAATACCATCATAATGACGTTCTTGATACATCTGAACAGCATCATCTAACAGGTCTTGAAACTGTTCGTCTGCTACGTTGATTTCTAGAACAGGATAACCTAATTGTCTTTTGGCATAATCAATTAAACCTTGCCTTGAACTTGGTTGAGCCATTCATCTACCTCTTAAGTCGAAATTCCTGCTCTAACGATGATGTTACCTTCAATCACTTTGAAGAAGGTAGAACCAGAACTCACGTTTACATCGTAGAGGTATCTACCCTCATCCAAACTTCTGGTTTCAGTAGAACCCATTGAGATGGTGATTCTACCGTTATCACCTCCCAGTCCTACGGTGAAGGTACTTGCTGTTCCAATCACAGACTTCTTCATGTTACTGGTTCCTGTATAACCAGTGAAGTTAATACTGGAACCTGCAGAGGTCTTTACCGTAAAGACTGCATCAAAATCTGCACCAGAGAAAATGGTCAGATTAGAGCCAAAGGGAACGGCAACTTCTGGGTCAAATGTAATTACCTTCTGTGCCATTTTTTCTAACTATTTAGTTTCTGTACAATAGAAGACAACATATCTTTGATATCTCCAATATCACTCTTTACATTATCAAGTTCTTCCTTCATTGAATCGAATTCAGAATTTTTCTTTTCCAAAGCTTTCTTTCTAGATATGTATTCACGATATGCTGTCTTATCGCGATTGACAATTGCTTGAGAGTCGGTATCTCTATAGAGATTAGACCGACCCTCAACAGGAACAAAATCAGACATTATGCTAAAGCGATTGCTCTAAGTTGATCAATGAATGGTGGTTCAGCTTGGTTTGTTCCTTGCATATGAATCTTAATTTGGAATTTAGTGAATGGTGGTAATTCATAACTGTTAAATGTATAGTCTTTCAAATCAAATCCAGTACTAGGAGTTACTTTTTCATCAGGTAATCCACTATTCTGAGAGAAGTTAATGACTTTACCCTCTGCATCAATATTGTCAAACCCTGGGAAGTTAACAAACGGAACCTCAAAAGAGTCCTCTGTGGAACCTTCAGGCACTACCTTAAACATAGCTCTGATATCACTGGATGCTCTTCTGTATGCAGAAAACTCAAGTCGAATTTGAGTTGCTGGATTCTCAAGAACAACCATCTTGGAAACATATGTTGCAGCTACTGGATCTGCTCCAGTTTCTTTAATTTTTTTATTTCGTACATGGTTGTCTACGATATCATTGAGTCTGTTAGTTGTCAGAATTGTACTGACACGATTCAGATCAATAACAGGTGACAAATCTGGATCATCAGAACTCATGTTGATCTCAACTGTCATAGACTTATTACCAGGCAAGAGATCAAGTTGATTGATTTCATTGACTTTAGATGCAATCATTCTTGGTGTATCAAGATGATTCTGACCATCGATATCAACATCCTCAAATCCTTGATCTTTAAAAGACTCCTCAGATCCACCAACACTTGTGGCAGATACCGTTCTGATTCTTGCAGAAACACTTGTTCCTGCGGGAGTTACTGTATTGATATTTGGAGTGATTGTCTCAAACTGAATATTTTGAGAAGCAAAGACCTCTTTACCACCAACTCTCCGTTTTTCTTTAGTAAAGAAACGATCTGGTAAAGTTCCACCAGCTCTATCTGTACCATTATCATTCATATCGACCTTCAAAGTATAGAAGTCAAGATCCCTTGCATTGTTATTAAAAGGAATAGTAACATCGTTCAGATAATGAGTTTTGTTGATTCTTCTTAGAGAAACACCACCAAGTTCATACTTACTAACCTTACTTCCAGATTCATAATCGAAGGATTCTGTATTATCAATACCTCTGGTAGTGATACCAGTGATACTTCCATTAGACACTCCAGTGTATGCAATAATTTCTTCACCGATTTTTGCATAACCATGGTTGGTTGTTCCAACACCAACACCTTCAAATGTCTCAAAATTAGAGGAGTTAACGACTTGAATATCCGCAGTAGAATCACTGTCGTAATCAGCGGTAAGAGTTGTGAAAGGCACATCACCCTCAACACCATCAAGCACGACTCTGTTATTGAAAGCGTGCATACCATGAGAACGGTGTCTTACTCTAAAGTGAAGTCCATTTTTCTTTTCTGGAACGTCAAAGGAATTAATAGTAACACCAGCGCCAATTGCGACAACATTAGTTCCGTTATCAAACCTCACGGTGCCAACACCTGTTATAAACGTACCTTGAATTTCATCAAGAATCAAAGTGTTTTGTGCAGTGATGATACCAACTGCAAGAACCGCACCAGAACCATTTCCAAGTCCAAGAGTTCCAACACCAACGGTATCACCAGCAGCAAAGTTCTTTCCTCCGTTAGTAACGGTGACTGCAGAGATTTGACCATTATTAACAGTGACATTACCAACCATTCCAGTACCCTCTCCAGACAGTGCTGGAAGAGACACATCATTATAAACCAAACTTGCTGCAGATGGAGTATATCCAACACCAGCATTAATGATGGTGAATGTGTCTCCACCAACACTTGCAATACCCGCAGTAGCTACAAGTTTTGCAGAAGCTGTAAGATTACCATCTTGAGTTATAGTAACACCAGGGACTAATCCTGCAGGTGCAGCGAATGTAGATCCAAGTCCTACTGTTGCCTGTCTGGAGATAATACTAAGTGGATTATTAGCCAACTTAATAATCTGTTTATTACCCTCAGAGAGTTCTGGACTGTAGAATCTTGCAACACCAGGTGCAGTGTTGAATGCAGCCTTATAAATGGTGAACTTCATATCTTCATATTGACTTGGATCCCAAGTCGTACCATTCTGAGACTTGAACAATGAACCAAGATATGGCTGTTGACTAATCAGAACTTGTTGTTCTTCTGGTAAATTCGCAGTGGAGATATCAACTTCACCCATTCTAGAAATCCAACAGGTGTAATTCTCTGATGGGGTAACAAGAACCAGAGCGTATTCTTCGCCTCCAGTCAAGAAAACTGGAGAATCAAAAGTAAATTTGGTTGGAATCGAAGCATCTTCAGAAACGTTAACTTCATCTGGATCAAGGTTAACAACACTGTATGGAAGAATCTTAGAAGTAGGCAGACCAGTTTCAACTGTTCTGACTTGCATGGTCAAAGGAATTTCTGTATCCTTATCTCGCATGTAAACTTCTACAGACGTGATGTAAACACCTGTGGTTTCTTCAACAATAAAGGTTTGTGCAAGAGGGTCATAATATTGAACACCAGTGATTTGTTTCTTCTCACCACCAATTTTCTTAGTAATTTTGTTTTGAAGAACTTTCTTCTCTTCGTGAGTAAGATGTTTAATCTGAGGAACCTTAGTGCTAATGATATCTTCCTGTTTGGTCTGTAATGTACCTTGTGCATGGAACTGAGCTTCTGCAGAACCAGTAACAGTTCCACCAACCTTAGAATCAACTTTACTCGTCGAAAGTTTAAGTGTTTTTGTTCCTACTTCAAACTTAGGATTAGATTGTAAATTTGGATTTGGAAGGAAGAAACTGCCTCTTGCAAATCCAAGACTATCAGTGACAAATCTAACTTTGGTTACCTCAGCTATAGCACCACTTGTTTTCCCCTTAAGTTTCATTCCCTTTGTGGCAAACCCAAAGAAGTCACCCTTTGCCTCTTCTTGTAGTGAATGAGTATCAATATTTAACAACGTAGATGATGTTGAATATTGAGCAGGGACACCCGCATCCTGATTATAAGGATTCAGTTTATATGTTTTAGTTGGTTTGTTATAAGGACCTTCCTTATGATTTGATTTAGCAACTCTAAACTTGAATTTGTTAACCTTACCAGACCCCGTAGCTTTAAAGAAGTCAGGATCAGTAGCGACAACCGTTTCACCAACCTCAAAAACTCCACTTGTCATTTCAATTTCAAGGAGTTTTGGTGTTAAAAACTTAGTCATATCAACACCATCAAAGAACGCATAGAACCGAGTTCTTGGTTTCATAAGAGTTGTAGTAACATCAATGTTTCTACTTCTCATGAATGGAATCAAGTCTGTACTGACAATCTTCTCACCCAAAGATGTCTTTTGAACCTTAGGAGTAACTTTATATTGAACACCTTTTTTAGATTGTTTTGTGGTGGTGGTAACTTCTTGGAGCTGTTGAGTGGTGGTTAGTTTTGTATTAATAATAACACCTTTTCCTTTTCCAACCCATTTACCGCCGTTTAACTTCTTGGTCATGTGACCATTCGCCACATGTTTGACGTTAAGTTTTACACCTTTTGGAAGTTTCTTTGGATGAACTTTTCCAAGATTTTGAACAGTTGTTTTTGTGGTTATTTTACCTGCTTTCTCACCTTTCCAATAAGTTTCCCAAGAACCCCAATTGATTTCACTTAAACCAGTTTGTTCATCAATACCTAAAGATTTAACAACCGCATCATAAGCTGCTGTTTGTTTAATTACATTTGCATCAAGGAATTTAGTATCAATCCAGACATCACTATCTGGATTCAATTTCATGTCACCTGCATAGTAGACAATCAAGAATGGGTTGACGTTTTCAACCCTGGACGCATAAATCTGTTTTACCAGTTCAGTTTCAGTGTAATCAAGAGTAACTAATTCACCAGTTTTTCTTACATTTTGACCGTCAATATCCGTAATTGTACTAGTATCAATAGTTGGATCAGCGGTCGTTCCAATACCAATTAGTGACTGAGAACCAATGACTAAATCAACGGCAGTTGTATAATGTCCTGGTCTGCAGTAACCTTCACCTGCATCAATACTAGCAGAGAAATCTGGGTGAGTGATACTATGTGCATCATGAGATTTAAATGAATCAACAAAGAAACCAGATTTAAATCTAGTCAGTCCATTGGCATCAGTGATCTGCATATTTGCAGTATCAGTTTCTAACAATGACAGTTGGGTGTAGTATTCTACGTTTTCGATTCTCTTCTCAAGTTCTGCAATGTCAGCCATTGTAAAACGTTTATATTCTGTTCTTTCAATGGAGACATCATCCATTGAATACACATATGCAGGAAGATCTACCTTAGCAATTTCAATAGCATCTGCAATAGAAGGTGGATATGATGGATCATCTGCAGGCACACCTTTTAAATATCTAAATGTGCCATCTTTATCAAGGAATACTCTATCTTGTCTTGGTTGATAATAATCATAAGATACAATCAAAGATTCGTCTGGGACAAATGGATCAGGGACACTATCACCAGACCCAGCGAAAGACCTTGCAGCAAAATCAAATGGAGACAGACTGGAAGACGTATCATAGGCACTTACTCTAGGTCTAATATCAACCAAATCAGAATCAAGAACTCTGTCCTCTTCGGTCATTTCCTCATTTAGTGGAATTAACTTTCTATGAACTTCTGGATAACTTGAAGCACTATAGAAATCTCCATCATCATCGGCGTTAACGAAGAAATTTTTAAAGACAATTTTTAACCTACCAGTAGGTTCATCAAATCTTTTATATCTAAAGATGAAGGAATAATCATAATACGTTGGTTTGGAATTAGTCCTTAATCCATATTGATCTGTTATATTTCTATCTCCAGGAGTAGAAGCACCAACAAGAGCAGTAACTCCAGATTGTTCTGCAGTAACAGTTTCTCCATCACTGAATGATAATTCATTCAAAGGAACAACACCAACAGCAACTGTGTTTGGTTTTTCTACTACAACAGCAACAGCTCCACTGTCAACTCCAGTGAGTTTTTCTCCAACAATAAGATCTGTGTTATTACCAGATGGTCCAGAGTATGCACCAAGAGTCAGACTTGGCAGATCTGGATCTGTTGCATCATCTGATTCAAAAATACCAATAACATCTACAACGTCTGGGACATTCAGAGAAATTTTTCTATCTTGAACTCTAGTTCCAAAAACTCTACTAAATGTTAAACCATCATTGAGTGTATTCGTGCCAATACCAGATGCATCAAGTCGGGACCTATTAACAATTAAAGTGTTCGCGGTATTTAATGTTTTTTGTTTATTTCGCACCGTTCCCTTCAGAACAGTAGCAAACAAATTAGCCTTACCAGAAGCTTTAGAGAGAGCAACAAAACTTACATTCTTTTTATCATCGGATACAGTCATCTGACTGGCATCCAATGGTTCAACACTACCGTCATCATAAGAAATAAAGTATCTTTCCTCGTCAAATGGTTGGAAGAAAAGATTTGCTCCTGCAGATGGTGACGTGAATGAATTGTTAGCAACATTAATATTACTATACTGTTTTCTGAATTGAACAGTAGTTGTAGTTACATCAAGACTTTCTAAGTTTTTATGAGTAACAGGAGTCAGAAGACTATTAGATCCAAGATCAAATGTAGTGCTTCTGAGTAAAACATCATTTAAAGTTGTTGTTCCTTGAGGAACACCACCTTTACAGACACCAGTTACTGTGGATACACCAGCAACATTGATGAAAGAACCATCAGTTGCAACGCCCGTAATTCTGTTAAATGTAGGTCTTTTCTGGTTACCAACACTATAACTAATTATATTTCCACTTGTAACAATACCTGCAAAGTTTTCACCAGCTGCCGTAATCTGACCAGTATTACCACTAGTGCTAACCAACTGCAGTTGACTAGACTGAAGGTTAGCTAACTGACGAGCTTCATCAATCTCAACGTCAGCTTCAAATGTTGATACACCAACAGCACTACGAAGAGATTTTACATCATTGAAATTAAAATCAACTACTTTGGTAATTACTCTACCGTTTGGATTACCATTAACTAAGATGGTTTCATCTTCCAAAAACTTACCAGCTGAATCAATAAGAGTCAGTTCGGTAAGATTATTACCACCAGTTACAACAAATCCAGTTGCGCCACTTCTAGAACCTTCAATGTGATCAGATGCTGTTACAGCTGTAATCGCAGTTCCTACAGTAACTTTGGTGAATGTTTTAATATCAAACATTCTAGTTTCATATGTGGTCTTTGAATTAACAAAACTTGCAGATTGTGCTTTAAAATCGTAAAGTCTTGCAAGACCAATCTCTTCAGATCCTGAAGAAAGAGTGCCAGCTGAATCGGATCTTCTACCACTCAATAAAGAAACAGTCGCTGTTGTTCCAATTCCCAGAGATGGGGAACCAAAGATGTTATTAACAAAAAGTGGATTACCTGTGGAATAACTTACGGACTCTTGTTCAATATTTTTCGTGGTTCTAGGTTTCTCCACATCCAAATACTGTGGAGAAATAGTTTCAATAGAATATCCCCGTACATAAGCTTTACCTGGGGAAATCTTCATCAACATCAAATCATCTGAAGGTGTTCCACCATCTTGAGTTTTTTGAGTTGGGAGGAAAATACCTTTGTTTCCAATCTGATCATTCAGAGATTCTTTTGCAAAGAGTTGGAATGGTTTTACATAGTAATCCCCAGATTCCTCGTAAGTTCTCTTTGCAAGAGTGTCGGTGATCAGATTATATTGAGTATCCTTCTGGAACGTTTGTAAAACACCCGCTTCAACACGAGCAATTTCTACAAAGTTTTGATCTTGAGTATCTGTAAGAACTTTCTTTGCAAGAGAGATGGAAATTTTCAGTCTATCTGCACCAGGAGCAGCAAAGTTTGTAAATCCAGAAGCATTATCATTCAATGATGGATCTTCATCTGCAGTGACAAACTCTTCTGCAACATTAAAACCAATTCTATAAGAAGGTTCCGCACTATATTGATCAAGAATCAGAGTTTCTTTTTGAACTTGTACAAAAGTACCTCTGACAAAATATACACCATCACCAACCGACATTGCCGAACCAGTCGATGTTGCACCAAATGCAATAGTATTTGCAAATGATTCACCCGCAGCAATAACACTTAATCCATATACAATATCTTTATCTGTGGAGAGACTTTCTCCATCAAAAAACTTTTCTGTTTCGAAGTCATCAGAAGACTTCTCATACTTTACATAAAGAGTGATGCTTCCTCTTTCAGAATCATTCGCAGAAAGAACTCTTCTAACAGTCGCAGTAACACCAGATCTGAGACCAGTAATTCTAAGTCCTTGCAGTTGATCTTGATATAATTCAACTGGAATTCCTAAGAAAGTATCTTCAAGTTCTATACACTGATAGTTATTATCATATGACAGGTTACCTGGAATAACCTTAGAACCTTCTTTAAAAAAGTGTGTACCAAACTGTTCAACCTGATTCTGCAGAATGGACTGCAGAGTGCTTAATTCTCTAGCCTGAACAGGAGTTCCAGGCTTGAATAGGACCTTATAAAAATTGTTATCCTTATCAAAATCGTCAAAATATGGGCTGACGTTGAGGTTAGTTTCCTGTGGCATAGTTCTTTAGAATTCCAATACGATTTTGATGTCTTCTTTTTGTTGTGAACTGCGAGTAACAGGTGCTCGATTATCTACGTAGATAATATCGCCACTGTACTTCTCAACCTCTGGGTTTGCTAAACCTTCAACAAAACTCATACCCAAAGAGTAGGTCCTATTATTTATTGAGGTAGATATACCTGGAACTGCAGAAGTTCCAAAGTTAGTGTCAATATTCAATGCAGTGGATCCACCAAAGATCGTTGTGCCAGATCCAGTTGCTGATTCTGCAGAGAATCTGAATAGGGAGAATCCATATTCAGGGTTTGCATTGAGAGTGCCATCGGTGTTAAAACCAGCCAGTCTTCTATCTTGCCAATACTTCAAAACACCCGTGACTGGATCATAGTTAACGACTCTACCAACTGCAGTGGAACCAACACCAACCTGTTGAGTGATTTCACTGTCCGTAGTGAACGTTGCCGTGGTAGAACCTGCACCAGTAAGTTTCAATGCATAAACTGCACTAGCTTTTGAAATTGTGAGTTTATTTGTTGATCCAAAAGAATATGGATCTCTTACAAGACCCAATCTTGCAAACTGGTTACCCGTAATAAAGTCTGGGTTAGTTACGTCATTTTCAAGTCTAGAGTAGATAAGAACTCTACTTGCACCAAGTTCTTTGTAGACATCTGCACCGTGACCATCTTGTGGTGGAATAATGACGTTGAATGCAGCATCTGTGGAACCAGAGGCATTTGTGAGACCTACGGCACCTAAATCAACTGTTCCAAATGTATAGTTGGAACCACCGTTCGTGACCTCAACAGAGTCAATCTTACCTGCAGCGTTTACAACTACGGACGCTTTGCCACCAGATCCATCACCTGCAATAGGGACGTTGTTATATGTCGTCGCAGTGCCATAACCAACACCTCTATTGGTGATGGTTACGATCTTTAATTGACCACTAGTCGCTGCATTATTTCTTACAGCTGCAACATCATTATTATTCAACCAATCTTTTGGAAGAGGGATGAAACTAGTGGAATCAAACTTGATCAGATCATTTGGTTTGATTGTAAAGAGATATTTCCAAATATACCCATCACCAGATGTGCCCGCAGATCTTGGCTCCAAATCCGTGAACAATGGTTCATCGAGAGATGGTCTACCATCAGGGTTTTCTGGATTAGTTCCATTTTGAAGACAAATATAAACTCTATAATCAGAGTTCATCACATAATAATTTGTATCATATAAAGTCGTAGAACTAGTTACTGGAGATGTATTTGAACGAGAATAATCATCTCGATACATCTCAAAAGTTGTACCCGAAGACCAGTTTATTTTTCTAACAACTCTAACAACATCAGCCGCATTGATTCTTTTCAATGCAAGCATCGTATCCCAATAATCTCTTTCTTCACTAAAAGAATCCTTTGGAGCGGGCGGATTTTCTGCCCAATCAGAGTCAAACTCAGTCGCATTGGGTAAACCAATCCAAACATAATAACTGTTTGCAGTAGAACCCACTCCAGAGACAAAGCTCTCCGAATTTAAAATACGAAGTTGATCAGTTATAATAGCTGACATTTTGAAAGACTTTTTGTTTTATTTAGGGTTAAATGTAGGCCTCTTTAAGGTCTCTGGTTCTAACAATGACGGGTCCAGTGATAATTCCAGTTACGCCATCATCTGTAATTGCAGTAAATGCCTTGGTATCAGATTTCACGAAGTCATGTAAACGACCCCAGGAGTATTGACCAAACCTTTCACTACTTCCCAGACTTACTCCGATTGTAGAACTTACACTGACAGTAACTCTTCTCAGAGTTGTTTCACCAACGCCAATGGCACTACCAGTAACATTTTCTACTGACATTACCTTGTAGATATTATCTATAAAGGAAGTTCCAATACCCACAGGTGATGAACCAGACGCATCTCCATATGCGGTGATACCAGTTCCAGTATATGAATCAAAGACTACGAAGTAATATCCAGTTTGAATACCACTGTTTGTAATTGGTGTGGACATCACAGAAGAATCTCTGAGAGTAGAATCCAATGGAATGAACAGGTCAAATGTCAGTCCAGTGGTTGCAATACCAACAACGGAGGTTGTTCCAATACCAGTAATGATACCGAAGTCACCTTCATATTTAACACTGGCGAGTGTGTCATCAGTTTGAGCTTCTGGTGCAATGAGGACACCTGGTGGATTGGTATTTGTATAACCAACACCAGCATCAGAGACTGTGATTGCAGAAACTGTACCAACTCCAGAAATAGTGGATGTTGCGGTTGCATTTGTATTGATTGTAATTCCAATACCAGCAAAGATCGTTCCAATACCAGCGGTTACACCAATAGAAACAGATGGTGCAGATGTATATCCAGAACCACCATCAGAAATTACGATACTGCTGATCGTACCACCTGCGGAAACAATTGCAGTCGCAGCAGCTCCTGTCTTAACAGTTCTATCAAGAATCAGAACACTCTGTTTAGACTCGACAACATCATCAACCTCATTAAACAGAGGGACTGCACTATCAACAAAAACTTCTGTGGAAGATGCACCAACATTATTCAAGATATATGCGGTTGGTCTGATACCAGCCTCAAGTTCAGTTCTATCCTTAGTGACTGCAGTATTGTTTACAAACACATCAGAGAGTTGTTTTTTCCAAGTAACAGGTCTTTCAAGAGTTGGATCAGTAGAAATACCAACACCTTGATATGTATTTGTTGTTACTGAATCTGAGGTGGTAATGCCTGTTACAACTCTATTCACCTGTTGGAATCTTGAATCAATTCCGATGTCGGGATACTTGTTGATGGTCAGAGAATCACCAGCCTTAATCGTTTCTAAAATGTCAACTTCAACAACATCATTTTCAGATCCACGATAATAGTAAATTCTTACTTTATCACCAAACTTAGGTGCTTCAGAGAATGTGATCTGAGCACCACCATTCATAACATAACTTTCTGTTGGGATCTGAAGGATATCATTCAAGAATACCAACATGTTATCTTCAACCTTGATTGGAGAACCCTTTGCAGCTCTCAAGGTCAGAGGTGTTGCACTTGCACCAATAGTCTTAGTGAGAGCAAACGATCTCTTCACTCCATCAAATTCGTCCTCAAAAGTATTCAGTTTTTCAATCTCACCAAACGTCCAACCACCAAAACTATCATTGAATACATTATCGACAGTGAGTCTGAATGACGTGAATGCTGCACCAGCAGATGCATCAGTTGGAATACCTGCTTGATTATCTGTTGCCAGTTCTAATACGTCACCAATCTTGTAGTTGTATCCATAGTTGGTGATGTTGAAACTAATTACACTAGTTGCGGAACCAACACGTACAGAAACAGATGCACCAATACCAGAATTACTACCAACCAATCTCATATTCTCATAGTTAAGAGGTGGTTCAAACTCAAGTGTTGGAGGAGTTGCAGAAGTAAATCCAGATCCACCACCATTAATGATGGTTACGGAGGTAACAAGACCTGCAGATACATTTGCACGACCGACAGTTACGATTCCAGAAGAACCGATTGCCTTGACCAGAATATTAGTTTGAACACCAACTCGATATCCAGAACCACTATTACCGATAGAAACTGATTCAACTGTTCCTGCAGCAGAAACAATCGCAGTGCCACCTGCAGCAACCAGAGGTTGATATCCGAAGGAGGATGTTTCACCAACAGAAACGATAACGCCACCTCTAGGAATAGAGGAAGAGTTGACATCATAACTTACGGATACACCTGCACCAGTAAATCTAATTGAGGTAATACCTGCGGTTTCAGAGATAATGTAATCATCTGGAGATGCAGGATTCTGGAAGATTTCATTAATCAGAATTACGCCGTTATTTGTTGCGACTCCAGTGATATTTTGTCCGTTAGACTGAAGAACAAATGCAGTTGCAACACCAGTAAACTGATTAGATACATCATCAAAGACGTAGTTGTTTGCGTATGTATCCTGAGATCCTTGAGGAATACCAGTTCTTGTAAACGCACGACCAACAAACGTAGATGTTGTGGTAAGTCCAACTGGACCTTTCTCACCTTTAGGAGCATCAGTAAAGTTGATTGTGTCTTCAACAACCTGATAATTACCGATGAACTTAGTAACTGTAGCACCTGCAGTGTGATTTGCCAGTGCAGAGTTCAACTGAGCTCTCTTGACAAGCATCTGGTTTGTAGATCCAATACCAACAGTGTCAATCTTCATGAACTCATCATTAATCTTGATAACATCACCAGAGAAGAATGAAGAAACACCAGCAAGAGTTACAAAGTCAGTTGTAGTGAGGACATCAAAAGATAGTGCAGTATTGACTGGGGATTGAATAACAGGACTCTGAATATTGTTATCCAGAGTTACCAACATCTTGGAGTTGAGATTCTTAGAGGTAAATGCGTGTGTTGTACCAACACCAACTGCATTAATGTCAAGAGTGACAGGAACTACAGCCAATGCATCAGTTGCACTTGCAGAAACTTTGAACTTGTTCTCAGCGATCTTAACTGCGTAAACTGTAGATGGTAACTTATCGGTGGTTCCAAATCCAACAATGGTTGCGGTGGTAATACCAATACTCATTGTTGTACCAGCACCAGTTGGTGTGTACGTAATTTCTTCACCAGTTGTGAAGAAGTGATTGTTGATGATCAGAGTATCGTTGGTTACATCAACCGATCCTGCATCCGAAGCATCAAATACTTTGTGGAATACACTATCTCCTCTGTGTTTCAGTGGGAAGGAGAACTTGATGTCATTATCAGTTCCTGTGTATGTTCCTTCTTGAGAACGTAATTCAGAATTAGTGAAGGTA